GAGTCTGACGGTGAGTCTGACGGTGAGTCTGACGGTGAGTCCGATGGTGAATCCGATGGTGAATCCGATGGTGAATCGAGCGAGTCTGGTTCGGGTGGATCTAAGGGGTCGGACGATGGTTCTGACTCGGATGATCAGTCGCAGTCCGATCAAGCCGGGAATTCGTCTCAGGGTTCTCGGGGTGGTTTGGGTCTGGATCCCGCCGATGATCTTCCCGGTGATATGGGAGCGGTTGTCGCTGCATCGGGTGATAATCTTCCGAAGCAAATGCAACACACCACTATTCAGGGTCGGGTTCGCCAAGATTACCGTCTTGAAAACTTTGTGATTTCAAACGCGGATATCTGGTCGAATTATCTATCTCGCGCTATCCGGATGGGATACTCGGGTGCTCGCTCTCCGGATGACCAATTCGAATTCGAAATGTCGCTAGACCGTGCGACGGCTATCCTTGATCGAATGGTCAAGCCAACCGTAGACCGCTTGGCATCCGATTTCAACCGCCGTAAAGCCGCTGAAACCCGGATGACGGGCAAGCGTTCTGCAACTGGTGAACTTGATCTGAACCGTATGCAGGACTACCGTTTCAGTGAGGATATCTTCTCGAAGACCTATCGCTACAACCGTGGTAAGTCTCATGGTATGGTGTCCTACATTGACTGGTCTGGGTCGATGGACAGTCGAATGTATCGTGTTCTGCTCCAAGTGTTCACGATGATTCGTTTCTGCGAGCGAATCAAGATTCCGTATCTGTTCTACGGTTTCTCCGATATCTCTACTCGCACCCGATTCCCCGGTCTCCCTGATATGCAGTTGCAAAAGTTTGGAAGCATTTTCAAAGGAAAGGATCGTGTTGGGGATGTTACCGCCTGTTCGACCCTGTTGGAAATCGCAAACAGTGGTCTTTCTGGAAAAGCCCAGAAAAACATGATGCGACTGTTGACCGCTATGATCGTGACCGATCCTCAGCGTATCGTGGACTGCCACTTTGTGGAAACTTCAACCTATCGCCCGCGTCAAAAGCGCACGATGGGATCACTTTCACAGGAAGTCAAGGATCTCCATAAGATCTTCCCGGTGAATCGTTCGCAAGTGAAGTTTGGCGACAACTATCTCACCCAAGTCATTTCAGGAACGATTGGCTTGACGGGAACTCCGTTGACCCAATCGCTCTGTATGGCACCCCAAATTGTCCGCGCGTTCAAGCGTGCGCACGGGGTTGATATCGTGAACTTTGTTCTATTCTCTGACGGTCATGGATCCGAATTCCAATTGGAACACGGTCATGAATCAATCGTGGGAATCAAGGATCATGGTTTCACTGAATCATACTACGGATCACCGGCATTTAACTACGGATTCTTCACCGATAACGGCGCATATGCTCCCCCGGTTTTTCCTGATTTGGATTCTGAACAGACCTTTAGTGGTGAGAACGCTTCGTGGACCACTGTTCCGGATTCCATGCGTGAAACCGCGACGATTCTCAACCTGCTCAAGTCTGACACTGGGGCGAATATCATCGGGTTCTTCCTCGCCCCGAAAGTTTTGAATGAGTCGGGTTGGACTCATGATAACTGCTACGGGTTCGATACTCATGTTACCATGTCGGACAACCTGCTCGATGCTTTGGGTGTTTACAAGAATTCCCAAGAGGAAGAAAATACTTCTGAATACATTGACCCGATCAAAGGCATCCAGAAATCGTTTTCTGCTTCTGCGATGAATCGCAAGCACCGTGAAAAGGCTTACTCGGTTCTTGCCGATGCGTTCTCCCGTCGTTTCTGAAAAGGGACAATAGAAACGGCTCTGGGTTGGCTGTGAGAAATCACAGTCAACCTTTTTAGAAGAAAGGTGGTGTATGTATGGACCCCGGTTCAATTTTGCAAACGCTGTTGAGTAACTTCGCGAAGTTGCTTCCGTTCCGATGGATTACGGTCTACAGTTATCAAACTGGCGTGAAGTTCCGGTTTGGTAAAGATATTCATCGCGTCTCACACCGAACAGGTATCCGTATTCCAAAACTCTGTTGGCGGGGGAATTTTATTCCCACCATTACATGGTCACGCCCGACCGGTTTACATTTTTACTGGGCAGGCATCGAGGATATCTTTCTTCTGAACAAGGTCGAGAAAGTTATGGAAACGCAGTTTCAAACTATCTTGACTGCCGATGGTAAAGAACTCACGATGTCCATGAGCGTGTCATATCGAATCCCGAATGCTCGCAAGTATTGGACCAATGTCGAAGACTTTGCGTATTCTCTCGAAAATCTTTGCCAATCCTACTTGACAAATGAAATCAATCTGCTAAGATATGACGAAGTAATCAAAGACCCAGAGTCGATGACAAACGAAATGCGTCTAGCATTGAACGAAAGGGTCCGAAACTGGGGAACATATATCGTCAGTGTGGCGTTAGTAAACAATTCGAAGGCTCGGGCATTCCGCCTGTTCGGTCAACCCGTATAATAATTGGAGTCAAAGCAAAATGCAGATCAGTCCCGCAACTCGTAAGGTTCTCGAAAACTATTCGGGGATCAACAGCAACATTTTCATTGAACCCGGAAACCGTATCGCTACGAAGTCCCCGGATGATACCATGCTTTCGGAATACACCGCATCCGAAACTTTCACCGATGAACTCGGTCTCTTTGACTTGCCCCAGTTTCTTCAAGTTATGAGTCTGTTTTCGAATCCTGAAATTGTTTTTGATGGGCAGGTTGCCGGTGGGCGATCAACCGTCAAGGTCCAAGACGGGCAGAATTCCGCCACTTCGGTTCGATACACCCTGTCAAGCAAGGATCAGTTGGTCTACCCCCAGAACTCCCTCCGGGAATTTGATATGGGTGAGACCGTCAACTTCACTCTGGCAGCAAGCCACCTGAAAGAACTTCTCAAAGCGGCATCGGTTCTCGGTGTTCGCTATATCATGTTTGAGAACCGGGACGGAAAGATCGTGTCCAGTGTTTCCGATGTTGTCAACAGCAAGTCACGATCTACGGAGAACATGTTTCAGCGAACCATTCAGGATTATGATGGAGAGAAGAATTTCCGATCCGTGTTCCGAATTGAACAATTGAAGTTTGTTGAGGGTGACTATGATATCACTGCGAGCGAGCATCTTGTGACTCGTTTCACTCTGACAAACTCTGCGGCTGGGGAACTGGTCTACTGGGTTGCCGCTGAGGATAAGGGTTCATTCTTCGGAGAGGAAAACTAATTTGAATCCATCACCCAAAGAATTTCTGTGGGTTGAAAAATACCGACCACGCAAAGTGAGCGATTGTCTTTTGCCGAAAGCCATTGACAAGACAATGCGGGGGATCCTCAAGAAAGGGTCTATTCCAAACCTGCTGCTTTCAGGTGCGCCGGGATCTGGGAAGACAACGGTTGCCCGCGCTCTGTGCGAAGAACTGGGTGTGAACTATCTGTTTCTCAATGCATCGGTTGAGTCGGGTATTGATGTTCTTCGAAACAAGATCACGAACTTTGCATCGACCAAAAGTCTGACAAATCCAAATAGCCGAAAGGCAATCATTCTGGATGAGGCAGACTATCTCAACCCATCATCCACCCAACCAGCGTTGCGGGCATTCATCGAAGACTACAGCGCGAACTGTGCCTTCATCATGACCTGCAATTACAAAAACAAGATCCTCGCCCCGCTGCATTCTCGATTCAGCGTCATTGACTTTGTTATCCCCAATGACGAAAAGGTGGAACTCGCCAAGCGTTTCGCGACTCGGGTTCTGGAAATCCTGAACGATGAAAACATTGACTACGATCCGTCCGTGGTCATGACGGTGATCAAGCGATTCTTTCCCGACTATCGCAAGACCCTTGGGGAGTTGCAACGGTTCACCATTGACGGTCGGATTGATGAGAGCGTTATAACTCGCTCGGTCGATCATGATATTTCTGGTCTGGTTCCGCTCCTACGGGATTCAAACTTCAAGGGGATGCGGAAGTGGGTTGGGGAGAATCTAGATAATGATCCGGTGGTTGTGATGACGAAACTGTTCCAGCAGTTGTATCAGATCATGACTCCGAACTCAATTCCCGAGGCGGTTGTAATTCTCAACAACTACCAATACAAGGCAGCGTTTGTTACCGATCAAGAGATCAATATGACTGCCTGTCTCACCGAAATCATGGCTAATTGCGAGTTTGTAAAAGAATGAGTGGAATCCGCATGCTAGATCGTTTCCGAAACCGTGAACTTGAAAAACTCTCTGATATCCACAATATCAAGAGTGCTGAGGAACTGGCGAACCGGGTTCTTGAAATCAGGGACCGTTTTCGAATCACAGAGTTTGAAAACAAATGCCGTGACATTCAAAAAGCGTTTGTGCCGGGATCAATGCATGACCGAGTGAAACAGGGTACGATTACCGCTGATGATATTCTTTCGGCGGGTCGCGACAACCTGTCCCCCAAACTCTGGTACAATCTGTATTCGGCTCGTATTGCCGAACTGGGCAGTGAATATAGCATTGAACAGTATGAAGTCATCTGCAACAAGTTGATTGAAAACTTTTATGAACGCCGCCGCCAGTTCATGATAAACTCTGTCATTACGGATCCGGGGTTTATCTACCCCAAGAGTTTCGCCTACGGCACCGGTGTCAGCGAGGAAATCGTTGCAACCATCGTGAGGGAGAATGTCAAGAAAGCCGAGGAAGCGGATCAGAACATTAGGATCCTGTATGAAGATCTTGATGGTTCATTGAAAACCGCTCAAGTGATCACCGGGGATTCTCCGGATACTGTAGTCATGGATAAGGATATGATTTCCGCAAAACCAAGGTCACACTGGCAGGGGACTTGCTATTTTGACTCATTCCGTATAGACTACTACTATGACACGGAAAAGAAAAACTGGGTTGGGATTCCGGTCTCTCTGATCTACCGTCTCGAAATGGAATACCCTATGATGTCCGAAGCATTTGGAGATTATGACGACTTTGACTGAAAAGAAAAAAAGCCCGTTGAGCCGACACTTGACGGCACTCAACACAAAGAATGAGTATACCTTTGATCCCGATGTCAAAGATTACCCGGCATTCATCGTGAACAGGTGTTTGTCATACCACCCCGACTGTATTTTCTGGTGTAATGAACTCAACCAATTGTCCACGGTCACCGATGAACAGCATTATGCCTATCTGTTTCATGCGATCCGAAAGAAAAATCGCTTTGCACCATGGGCAAAGGCAACCAAAGACGAAGTGGTAGAGGCGATTATGAAGTGTTATGGGTACTCGAAACCCAAGGCAATTCAGGCTTCCAAGATTCTGACAAATGAGCAGATCCAGAAGATTCTGGAATACACCGATGAGGGGGGTAAAGTCTAAGTTTACCTTGTCCTAAATAAAGACGATCCGCAATCATGAGTGGCGCGGAAACCTTTATTTTCTACGACAGGGTATACCATGAACGATTACTATGAGTCACCACCTACTGACAACTTGTTTCAAGGTCTGGGTGTTCGAATCAAACTCAAGAAAGACTTCCTCACGGTCAAGGAAACACTGACCCGAATGGGCGTGGCTTCACATGCATCGAAAACTCTCTACCAGTCTTGCCATATTCTTCACAAGCGGGGTGAGTATGCGATCATGCACTTCAAAGAAATGTTCATCCTTGACGGGAAGAACAATCACCTGTCAGACAATGACATTGCCAGAAGAAACGCCATCGCAGACTTACTCGAAAAGTGGGGGCTGATTGAAATCGAAGTCCCTGAATTCGTCCAAGAAAACTGTAATCCGACAAACGGAATCAGTGTCATCAAGCATTCAGAAAAATCCGATTGGAAACTGGTAACAAAATACACCATCGGAAACGGTTGATTCACTTTACAACGGAGATTTATGATGAACGAATTGATGTTTACCCCATCCCCTGTCAAGTTGGGGTTTTATCGTCTTGCACCTGATGTTACCGTTCCGACTTTCGGGACACCCGGTGCGGCATGCTTCGATCTTAGGGCGTTTTTTGGAACTCCCGCGTTCCAACAAATGACTGCCTACGGTAAGTCCAACGCCCAGAGCGAACTTTTTGCACATCGGATGGTTGACTGTCCGGAACCAAATTGTTATGGGATCACCCTCTACCCATATTGGCGGGTTTTGATTCCAACCGGTTTGGTGATGGACATTCCGCATGGATTCAGTGTTCGGATTCATGCCCGTTCCGGGGCAGCGTTGAAACAGGGATTGGTTCTCGCGAACGGTGAGGGTGTGATCGACTCCGACTATCGCCACCAGTCTTATATCATGATGACGAATATTTCCGGGAAGCCTGTAAATATCATGCATGGTGATCGAATCGCACAAGGCGAGTTGGTCAAGAATGTTGATTGTCAGATTGAGGCACTTCGCGTCTGCACTTCGGAGAACGATGTTCCAAAGGTTGAGGGACGAAGCGGCGGCTTTGGTTCTACAGGAATGGTATAATGCAAAGCAAAAGACCCGCTATTGTTTGGATTGATCTTCCACGGACACAATCCAAGTTCATGATGTCCCTGCACCATCGAATCAAAAACCTAGACACGGTTCGGGATGCAAAACTCTACCGGTTTGAAGCACATGGACTTGGCATGTCCGGAGATGTCCATGATCGGGAAGTTCGAAAGCAAACCAATCTTTCGAACAGTGATTCGTTGATAAGACAACTCCAAACCGAGGTAGCATCCGGGCAGATTGACAGTCTGGTAATTGTTATTCCACCAATCATCCCATTCCTCTGTACACCATCCTATCCGTTTGCATATGAGTTGGAGTATTCAACCGGGACACCAAAACTCTATCGACTCCTGACTCGGCTTGCCACAACAATCCGGACCATTTACACAATGGTAGCAATGGGTGGAAACACCCAATTACCGACACTGATTTTGGATATGAATGCTCAGTATTCAAGTCGGAATACACTGTCGAACCTGTATCAGTTCTGGAAAAAGTATGAAAGCATGATGTTCACTCTGTGGAACCAGATCAGCCATGACTGCCATGGGACTTCCATCGCCTCTTTGTATCACTGTGAAATCCCGCATATCGCAGAGAATCCGGAATTTACAAACTGCGCCCTCTTGGACCGCGCTTACCGTGAACTTGCGATGACCGGATCATGCTCAGTTGTCGAGTTTGAGCATCCGAATGGAATTGCAACACCGGTTGAACACACCCTTTTCGTCTCCCCCGAAGAATTAGTTCTCGATGGAGTCCAAGATGCCTATCAACTCTGGCGATCCGATTTGGAGTATGACAAGACTCATCTACTCGATTGCCCGCGTGGGTTCTCTTTCCCGGTCTACATGAATCGAAGTATGGATGGCATTCTTTGTCTGCCAGAGGGGTTGATAAACAGGGTGACCAAGCCGCTGACGAAACTAACTTATAATCAAAACCCATATCTAAACTTTGAAGGATTGGGTCATGATAACTTCGGAAACGCTTGCCCTGACCACAGTAAAACCGAAGATTTGCATTTTGAGATGAATTGGTCCTTGACTGCGAAAGCAGTTTGTGATACAATTGACAGATACAAGACCGAACTTGAAGGAGACGCGAACCCATGAGTGACCGAAGAATCAATACAGACCCCACCCAGAAACCCAAGGTCATTGCCTTTGCGGGTTTGGCTCAAACCGGAAAAACCACAGCGGCGAATTTTGTCCATGCGGAAACTGAAAACTCTCGGATTATATCTTTCGCGTCCCCGATCAAACATGGTTTAGCCACTATGGGGGTATACAAAGAGGAAGAACCCGAACTCTACCGCCACCTTGCGCAGTATATTGGAACGGACTGCATCCGTGCGAAGTATCCGAATTGGTGGGCAACGCTCATGGTCAAGAACATTATGAAAGCCCATGATGGTGGTCAGAATGTTTTTATCATCGACGATATTCGTTTCCCAAATGAAGTCGAGTGTCTAACCGGTCTGCGGTCTATGGGGTTTGATGTTATCACTTGCATGGTCTACAGCAAAGACAGAATGCAGGAAGCGTATGACACGAACCCGCTATACCAACACGACTCGGAAAAACTGGCGAGAGAGTGGAGAGAAGACTTCTTTGTACATGCCCCCGAAGATAAATGGGGGTTGATGCGTTTGTGGTGTGGAAACGCTTTTGATTGGGCGGTACAAAATGACGATGACCTCTCAACCCTCCAAAAATATTTGTCTTGGATGCTGAATAGCGCAAACAGCGTGGTGACTCGGATTCACTAAAAAGGAATTTCGTTATGAACAAAATGCTTGCTGGAAATTTTATCACTCTTATTGCATGCTTTCTGCTTATCGCCTCGTATATCCTACAGGATCGGCGGCACAAGGAAGAACTTGCTGCCATGGAACAGCAGCAGTCTACCCCCGAAGAAGTTGTGAATTCCGATATTGATCTTGAAGATCTTGCCGATAAGGTTCGCCACCTCAACTGGAAACTTGAAACTCAGGTAATCCAAGATGTTGAGACGAACCGGCGTAATATCAATGAACTAGCCGAGATCATGGTTCGAATGATTGAGCGAGAATTGGACCGCGCGGATCCGAACCAAGACTTCCGAAACTCGCCACCCCCAACCGAAAACTATGAGGGTCCAATTGCTCGCCCGGATTGGTTCACACATGAGCATGAAAACCTGCTCCGTGCAATTGCGATTGTCGAAAGCAATGACAACCCTAACGCTGTCGGAGATGGTGGGAAGGCTCTTGGCGCATATCAAATCTGGTATGTTTATTGGCAGGACGCAATTCGACATATCCCGTCGATTGGGGGCGAATATGTCGATGTAATCGACACGAATTACGCGCGTCAGGTAGTCATTGCCTACTGGGATCGTTACGGTCACCGAGTCAATTACTCACTAGAGGGGTTGGCAAGAATCCATAATGGCGGTCCCACGGGATATCGTAAGAATGCCACTGTGTCATATTGGAACAGTGTTCGGGAGAATCTTTGATGTCTGTCAAAATTTGGAAACCCAAATATGAAATTCTAGTCGGGGACAGTCGCGATGTCCTCAAGACTCTCCCTGACAACCATTTTCATTGTTGTGTGACTAGCCCCCCGTATTTCAACTTGCGGAATTATCAGGGTGAAGAAAAGCAAGTTGGTCGAGAATCAACCCCGGAAGAATTTGTCGATTCAATCGTCGAGATCTTCCGAGAAGTGAAGCGGGTTTTGCGGGACGATGGGGTGGCGTGGATCAATATTGGCGATACCTACTCACCAGACAAATCCCTCTATGGGATCCCTTGGAGAATGGCGTTTGCTCTACAGGCAGACGGTTGGTATCTCCGTCAAGATATTATCTGGGCAAAGCCAAACCCAACACCGGAAAGTATCAAAGACCGTTGCACGAAAGCACATGAGTATATCTTCATGTTGACAAAGAGCCCGAAGTATCACTTCGATTGGTTTGCGATTCGGGAAGATGGTGTCTTACCCGCTGGCACGAAAGCCGGTCGAGGATCCGTGGAACGAAAGTCACAAGAGGGTGTGAATGCCCTGCCCCCGAAATATTTTCACTACACTGGGAAACGGCAAAAGCGAGATGTCTGGAATGTCACAGTCAATTCAGGAATAGGTATCAAAGTTCATGAAATTGATGGTGAACGCATCGGTCATTACGCTACATATCCCCCCGACCTGATCGATCCTTGTGTAAAGGCATCGACAAGTCCGAGGGACGAGGGGTGTTGCTCAAAGTGTGGGATGCCAGCAAGACGAATTGTCAAGAAACCTGAAACCGAAGATGGTGAGAGAACAGGCGCAGCAACCGAAACCGTTAGGTTTGAAATGGATTGCGATTGTTATGCCAATCGCGTTCCATGTCGGGTCTTAGACCCATTCAGTGGGGCAGGAACCAGCGGAATCGTTGCAATGCGAAACGGTTGTGACTATACTGGGGTCGAACTGAGTCCGAAGTATGCGAAACTGTCTCGCATCCGGTTGGACGAGGAAATGAAGAACACCAAATCAACAAGATTGGGAGGAATTTAAGAATGACTGATAACGAGAGGTACATTCTATCTGTCGGGGACTGTCTTGATGTTATGGCATCGATGGATGAATGCTCCGTAGATTCAATCGTCACCGACCCACCGTACGGGCTGTCGTTCATGGGCAAGGGCTGGGACCACTCCGTACCCGGCACGGAGTTCTGGGAGGCGGCGTTGCGTGTCGCCAAGCCCGGTGCGCACCTGCTCGCGTTCGGCGGGACACGGCTGTTCCACCGGCTGGCGGTCGCTATCGAGGACGCGGGCTGGGAGATCAGGGACACGCTTTCTTGGATTTACTCCAGCGGATTCCCGAAATCGCACAACGGCGACTGGGGCGGGACCGCACTGAAACCGGCATACGAGCCGATCATCATGGCCCGCAAGCCGCTGATCGGAACCGTCGCCGCGAACTTTGAGCGGCACGGTACGGGCGGGCTGAACATTGACGGGTGTAGGGTGGGGACGGACATCCGCGTGAACGGCGGCATGTCTTCGCTCGGTGTCATGCACGATGATGATTGGAAGCCCCGCGAGGTATCGAGCGAAGTGCAAGGCCGATGGCCCGCGAACCTGATCCACGACGGCAGCGAGGAAGTGGTGGCGGGGTTTCCGGTAGACAAGGCCAAGAAGATGGTTCGCAACAGAACCGCAGGGGCAAGGCCCTTCAACAACGACGGAAAACCTACCGGCTATGAAACGGTGGCGAGCATTGACGATCCGGGAGGTTCCGCCGCCCGCTTCTTCTACTGCGCGAAGGCGAGCAAGCGGGATCGGGATGAGGGGTTAGAGGGGTTTGCAACCGACATTGTTCGCGTAACCAACACTGGACACACAAGAAATCCGTCTGCGGCAAATGGCAAGCGAGAGTTCACTCCCCGCGCCAACCACCATCCCACCGTCAAGCCCACCGACCTGATGAGATATTTATGTCGTTTGGTGACACCAACAAACGGCATCATCTTCGATCCTTTCTGTGGTTCTGGTTCGACTGGAAAGGCATCGATGCTTGAGGGTTTTCGATTCCGTGGAATTGATCTGGATCCGGAGTACATCAAGATTTCCGAGTCGAGAATTCAACACGCCATAGAATCAACAAAAGAACCAGAAACCGCACTGACCCGTTTGATGAAAGATACAAACAACCCAAACAAGAACGATCTCAACATCTGAGGAATTATTATGTACCGAACGAATCATGAAAAACTACGCCAAACCGGATTGCTCGTTCAATATCGCGAATCATCGACCGGTGGCGAGATGTGTGAATGGGAAGATGGTGGACCATACTGCTGTCACGAGGATGAGCATACCATGCTCGATGTTCTGTGTGCGCATCGACCATCAAGTGAAAAGGAACCGGGCTTGACAAATCCGGTTTCTTGTTGTATAATATCCGAAATACACTGAGCAAAGGAAGATATGCAGTATACCAGCGTGAACAAATGGGGTAAGAGTCTACGGGTTCGGGGTTACGATAACACCGGGCGAAGACTCCATTTTTCAACTGAGTATCATCCCAAATTCTATCTTCCCGCCCAAAGAAAAACCGGATGGTCTACGATCCACGGTGAACCAGTCGAGGAAGTCAAACCGGGAAACATGAAAGAGTGTCGTGAATTCATTGAGCGATATTCTGGAATGGGGATCAAGGTCTATGGAGACATTGATTACCACTTGAAATGGATCAGTGATTACTACGAGGGTGAAGATGTCCCGTTCTCTCTTAGCAACCTGAAAGTCGGGTCCATTGATATCGAGACTGAGACGGAGTATGGGTTCCCGAATGTAGAGAATCCCAAAGAGAAGATCAATGTCATTACGATTCGTGTTGGTGAAAAGCGGTATGTTCTAGGGGTTGGTAAATTCACAATCAACCTCCCGAATCACGATGTCTACGATTTTGACAATGAAGCGGACATGCTTGCCAATTTTCTTGATCTTTGGGAGCAACTTGATCTCGATGTTATCACCGGCTGGAACATTGACTTCTTCGACATTCCGTATATCTACAACCGTTTGCTGGCAGTGTTTGGATCCGAGCATGCAAACAGACTGTCTCCATGGAAGAACATTCGCGAGCGTCAGACCAACTATTTTGGGAAGACGCGGAGCGTTTATGCTATTGATGGTATCGCTGTTCTCGATTATCAAAGACTCTACCAGAAGTATGTTCTGGCTCCCCGAGAGAGTTACAAACTCGATCACATTGCAGAAGTCGAACTCGGCAAGAAAAAACTCGTCTGGGACGACAAGTATAACTCCATGAAAGAGTTCTACACCAAGAACTTTCAGATGTTCGTCGAATACAACATTCGAGACACCGATCTGATTACCGAACTGGAAGACAAACTCAAACTGATCGAACTTCAAGTCAGTCTGGCATACCTTGCCAAGACCAACATTGAAGATGTTTTCAGTCCCGTCAAAGTTTGGGATACGATCATCTACAATACACTTCTCAATGATCGGATTGTGATTCCACCCAGAGAGCGTCACAGTAAGACCCAGAAATACGAGGGTGCGTATGTCAAAGAACCGATTGTCGGTTTGCATCACTGGGTTGTCTCTTTCGACCTTGCATCGCTATACCCCCACTTGATTATGCAATCGTCGATTTCCCCCGACTCTATTGTTCCTCGCCAACAGCGACCGAACATTCCGGGTGTCGATGTTGAAAGTCTGCTGCACAAAGAGATTGATCTTTCGATCCTCAAAAAGCACAACTTCGCCATTGCGCCGAACGGTGCAATGTTCCGCCGAGACAAGCGCGGGTTTCTCCCGAAACTCATGGATGAGATGTATACCAGCAGAAGCAAGACGAAGAAAGAAATGCTTGCTGTCGAACGGCAGATTGAGAAGATCAAGCACACCAATGGCGATGTTTCGCAGTTGAAGTCTACGCATGCCATGTTGGACACAAAGCAAATGGCATACAAGATTCTCCTGAACTCTGCTTACGGTGCGATCGGCAATGTTTATTTCCGGTGGTTCGACTTGGAACAAGCCGAGGCGATTACCACGGGTGGGCAGTTGGCAATTCGATGGGTCGAAAATGCGTTGAACGGGTTCATCAACAAACTCTGCGACACCGAAGATGTTTCCTACTGCCTCTATGCTGATACTGACTCGGTTTATCTGTCTCTTGCAAATCTAGTCAAGAAACTTGGGTGGGATCAAAAACCCCAAGATGAGATTGTCGAACTACTCAACAAGACCGGACAAATGATAAATGACTTCATCGAAACCAAGTATCAGGAACTTGCGGACTATCTAAACTCCTATGAACAAAAAATGGAGATGAAGCGGGAAGTCATTGCCTCCAAGGGGTTCTGGACTGGGAAGAAACACTACGCTTTGAATGTTCATGACTCCGAGGGGACTCGCTTTGAAACCGCCAAACTCAAAATCATGGGTCTGGATACGGTCAAGTCTTCAACCCCCGCTATCTGTCGGGATGCTCAGAGAAAAGCAATCGAGTTGATCCTAACAGCAGACGAGAAAGCCGTCCAGAAATTTGTCCGAGACTTCAAGGACAAATACTATGAATTCAGCCCGGAACAGATTGCTTTCCCCAGAGGGATTTCTGAACTACGAAAGTGGTTTGACCCGGTGACCAGATATGTCAAAGGGACTTCCGGTCATGCCAAGGCATGTATTCTGTATAATTGGATGGTTAAGGAAATGGGTCTGGAACAGAAGTATCCGATCATCAAGGATGGGGATAAGATCAAGTATGTTTATCTGAAAGAACCGAACCCTGTGCGTGATAAAATCATTGCATTCAATGGTGACACACTGCCACCCGAATTTGACTTATCAGAGTATGTTGACTATACTACGCAATACCAAAAATCGTTCCACAAACCGATCAAGGATATTCTCGATGTCATCGGGTGGAGCATTGAAAAACGAAACACACTAACCTCTCTTATGGGTTGAAAGGATTACATGAAAGCCGCAGACAAACTCAAGAAAGCCAGTACGATCAAAGCGACTTCAAGTCTTTCGAAGTCGGAAGTCTATTCATCTCGGGTCACTGTTGAAACACAAGTCCCGATGGTCAATGTTGCATTCAGCGGGGACATTGATTCCGGATTTACTTCCGGGGTTACAATTTTCGCTGGACCGTCAAAACACTTCAAGACCATGTTCTCTTTGCTGTGCGCCAAGAGTTTCTTGGACAAGTATGAAGATGGTGTGGTTTTGTTTTATGACTCGGAGTTTGGATCTCCACCGGAGTATTTCAAAACTCTCGGTATCGACCCCGAGCGCGTGGTCCACACCCCGGTTGTCAATGTTGAGGAACTTCGGACGGACCTTGCGAACCAGTTGAAGAACATTGAAAGAACCGACCGTGTTTGCATCGTGATCGACTCTCTTGGAAACTTGGCATCCATCAAGGAAACCGAAGATGCCGAGGCGGGGAAGAATGTTGCCGACATGACCCGCGCGAAGCAAATCAAGAGTCTGTTCCGCATTGTTACCCCGCAACTTACGCTCAGAGACATTCCAATGTTTGTGGTCTCTCACACCTATGACACAATGGAAATGTTCTCAAAG